GCGCTGGCCCAGAGACTTAGGGATAAAGACTCGGAAACACCAGCTCTAACATGGGCCTCTTTTAATTTCACGGACGTGGAGGATACGGAGTGAGCTTTACCTCGCTTTTGATAAACACCTGTACTATCAGACGCTGGACGGATGGCGGCACGGATGCCTATGGCAACCCAATCAAGACATGGGCAGACCACTTGGTAGACCAGCCATGCCGTCTATCCTATCCGAAGGGCAGGCAGGTGCAACGTGATACCGAAGTCGTGCCGGTGGATGCTGTGCTTTTCATGGCAGACCTGGATGTAACCGAGTATGACCGTGTTGTGGTGGATGGGACGGAGCATGAAATCCTGTTCGTAGCCACTCTCCAGGACGGGAGCGGTGACCACCATAAGGAACTTTCTCTAAAGAGGGTAATACCATGAAATTGAATTGCTCTGTGAAATTAAACCTGAAGCTGGACGAGGCGAAGAAACAGGTGGAGGAAGCCACCAGGCAGGGGCTTCGAGATACCATCGTGGCAATCCATAACGATGCTATTAAAGGTAGCCCTAAAAAAACAGGCAACAATATGCGCTCGATTTCCTCTGAGGTCTCCGGTATGGGAATGGTAGCTAGCGGGGGAGAAGGCGGAGTGGAAAGAATGGTGGACGATTCCAAGCTGGAGGCGGCAGTCTACAGCACCAGCGGATACGGTGGATACCTTGAAACAGGAACTTATAAAATGCCTGCCCGCCCGTACTTCCGTCCTGCTCTGGACATGAACAAGAACAAGCTGATACCCAATATCAAGGAGCACCTGAATGAGCGGTGATGCCAATAGTATCCTCAGGACATGGTTAGCAGCGCAGGCTAGTTTAACAGCGGTAGTTTCAACTCGAATCTATTGTCCGAGATTACCTGAGAAAGCTACTCTGCCGGCACTGGCCTTCTTTGTCCGGGGTGGCAGCTCAACGCCTTATATCCCGCCATTGGTAGACCCCAGCTTTCAGTTCGACTGCTGGGGAAGCAGCCCCATAGAGGCACGCTCGGTCTACACGGCGCTATATGATGTGTTACAGGGACAAGAAAATCTACCTGTAGTGGTAGGTATAACCACTTACTACATCAAATCCGCCATTGAGGAAGTGCAAGGGCAGGACATCCAGGATGTAGAGTACCCGGACTATCACAGGGTGCTTACCTTTTTCCGTGTAAAAATCGCAATAGCGTAAGGATATTTTCAAGAAATAATCAGGAGGTAAAACAAAATGGGAACTACAGCTAATGTACTGGTAGGGGATGTATCGGTAACACTTGATGTCATCGGCGCTGAAGACCCAGGAGGTTTGGAGGGGGCTACTTTATTGCCGATTACCGGCTTCTACACGGTGGATGGGGTTACCATGACCATCCGTTCCTCTTTCGCTGACATCAAAGTTGAGGAGAATGTCGGGACTATCATTCGCAAACTTACCGACCAGGAAGTTCAGGTAACAATGAACATTGCGGAAGGAGAGCTTGCTAACTTGGTAGCTTCTATACCGGGTAGCTCCATCAATGTTGGGGGAGACACAGTAACTCTCGGAGGAAGTGACCTACAGGGCTTCTCGATGGTATTAGTAGGCGAAGCTCCAGCAGCTGGAACACGTACTATCACGCTGACTAGGGTACAGCCAATCGGTGAAGTTGGTATACCCTACAAGAAGGGTGAGGTCTCGATTGTCCCGGTAACCTTCGCCTGTATCGTGTCTGACGCGGGCGTGTTCGGCACCATAGTTGACAGTTAAAGGGAGGACAAGATGACTGATGTGATAATGGATGTAAATAAATTAGCTAACCAAATCACCTTAACTGTACGAATGGTAGGTGTTAATAAATTTCGATTGCGCCTTTATTTAGCCAGGCAACTGTTTCGGTTAGGTGCGTGGATAGCACATATGAACATTATATTTGATGAGAAGGCCGATTTATAGGAGAGTAAGATGGTTAAATTTACTTATAGATACTGTCCTGCGTGCAAACGTGTGCAAATGGCAGTGGTAAAAGGTAATGAAGCCACTTGCCAGAAGTGTGGCTCCAAGCACCAGGTCAAAAAGGTGGTGAGAAATGGGTGATACTGCAAACGTGTTAGTAGGCGTCGCTGAGATAACTCTGGGCGTAGGTGAGTCAGCAAACGTCATCGGCTATACAGTTGATGGCGTCAACATGACCACTCGCTCTTCCTTTGCTGATATCAAGGTAGAGGAAAATGAAGGCACGCTGATTCGGAAACTCATAGACCAGGAGGTCCAGGTCACTTTGAATGTAGCTGAGGGAGCTTTGGCAAACCTGGCAGCAGCTATCCCCGGATGTGACCTCACCGGAGCCACATTGACCGTTGGAGGCAGTGACCTTCAGGAGCACCGGCTTACATTGAAGGGTCTAAATCCGGCTGGTTATGCAAGGGTGATAGTGCTGACGCTGGTTAATCCTACGGGCGAAGTGGCTACGCCCTACAAGAAAGGGGACGTATCAGTAGTCCCGATGACCTTTAGCGCCCTGGTTGATGATTCTGGTGAGTTTGGCACGGTACTGGATGCCGTGGCAGCACCTCCTACCCTGACGGTGGGGGCTGACACCAAGAGCAACGCTGGCGGGACAATAATAGAAGCTAAGTTTTCGGCGGCTATGGCAGACCCGACGGGGAAGCATCTGGAGTTCTGGTTCACGGAAGCGGACTTTGGCAGTACCAGGACATTCTCCGCTGCTGCCCTGCATGGTGGTGATAATACTACCATTGACCTTACTGTCTCTGGTGTAGCGATAACGTCGGGTAAGGCACTAGCCCTTTATTATAGGCTGGGAACGGTGACCTCCGCTGCTATCGGGGTGCTGGAGAGCTTTAGCGCTCAGACAGTGGTTGCCAGACCATAGTGTGACGCATTTTAATAACGAAAAGGAGAGAGGATTCCATGGCTGAACGAACAGAAGAGGATAAATTGGTTCAAAGCCCTGTAAAAGTAATTCTGGGCGGGAAGGAATATCTGATCAAGCCCTTGCCTATCAAGTATTCACTTCCTTGGGTAAAGAAGGTCATTCCGCTGATTGCTGATGCTATCGGCATGTCGAACATTACCTCCGATGATGCTCAGGCGTTCGCTGGGGCATTGAATGAGGTGATGATAAGCCGACCCGAGCAACTATGTGAGCTCTTTTTTGAATATGCCAGGGAATTGGACAAGGCTGAAATAGAAGAGGTCGCATCATCTCGTGAGATAGTCACTGCATTTGAGGAGGTGCTTGCGTTCGAACGCCCTTTATTCGGTATGACCTACCGGGTGTTCATAAAGGCACTGAACACGGCGGACCTGGAGAACTTTTTGAGTTCCTCCTTACCGAGTGGCATGTCTCCACAAACGAAATCATAAATACGTGGCCACGGGAGAAGCTAAACCTGATGGTGAATAAGCTCATCCTGCGAAAACAACGAGAAAATGAGGCTGTATCCAGTAAAACGCCACAGGTTAAGCCTGTAAGCAATGACCGTGTAGTCTCAGATAGAGCTCTTTTTAATTCACTCGGCAACAAGATAAAGGTGGTAAAAAAAGATTAGCACCCGCCAAATATTAGGAGGTGTAAAATTAGCATATCCATAGGTGATGCCGTTCTAAAAATGGGTTTGGATAAATCAGAATTTGATGCCTCCGTACAGGGTGCTCAATCTCACGTTAAGTCCTCTATGGACAAAATCCAGACTTCTCTCCTTTTAGCTGGGGCTGCTTTCACCGCTATCGGTGTGGCAGGCATGAAGTTTGTTTCCGATGCACGCCAAATGAATGCCCAACTGGGCCAAACTGCCCTCACTCTTGGAGTTACTACCAAGGATATGCGGGACCTGGCGCTGGCTACCACTAATGTAACCTTCCCGCTCAAGTCGGTATCAGCCACGTTTGATTTGCTTTCCAAGGCTGGCATAACTAGTACAGAGACGATGAAGAATACGGCCAATGCCTTTGATGCACTGGCAGATGCTACTGGCTCATCCGCAGAGGTTGTCGCTTCCCAAATGATACCCGCAATGAAAACTTTCGGGCTTACCGCAGATGAAATAGCCAGGAAAACCGACATGATGACCTATATGTCCAAGAAATCCACTCTGTCTCTAGAGGATTTCAATACAATGGTTGGCTATACTACTCCTGAGTTAGTGGCTCAAGGACTAACGATAGAAGACCTGACTGCTGCATTAATGCTTATGGAGAAGGATGGATATGCCCCTGGGCGTGTTATGACTCGTGAATTTATGAAGGCCACAACTAAGGCCAAGGAAGAACAGATACCACTCACAGAAGCTTTGGGTTACACTACCGAGCAGATAACAGCCTTGAAAGACGAGATGTCTGATGCTGCCGGGATTACTGACGAATACGCTTCAGTAGCCAATGAGCAATATACGATAGTCGATAAAGTCAAGCAGAAGTTTAGCGAATACAGCCTCAGCATAGGCTCTGCGCTGGAGCCACTAGAGGGAATGTTGGGGGCTATGTCACTTTTGGGACCGCTGATGCTCTCGGCTTCATTTGCTATGAAGAGCTTGACTGCTGCTACCTGGCTGAAGACGGCAGCAACGAAAGTAGCCACTGCTGCCCAGTGGCTCTGGAATGCTGCTATGACAGCTAATCCTATCGGGATTCTGATAATGGCTATCGGTGGGTTGGTGGCAGCTGGTATTGCCCTCTGGAAGAACTGGGATAAGGTTACCGATTTTTTCAGGAAAGCGTGGGAAAATATCAAGATGTTTTTCTTGAAAGGGATTGCTTCCGTGCTGGATGGACTGTCGAAGTTTACCAGGTTTATCCCTGGCTTGAATAAGCTTGTCGAATCAGCCAAAGAGAAAATCCAGGGGATGATAGATGCGGAGCAGGTAACGCAGGATGCCCGACGGATGACAGAAGAAGTGGAGAAGCTGGCTGGAGAGTTAACCGAGAGCATCAAGAAAGAATTGGAAGAGCGCCGGGATGCGGAGCTTGCGGATATTGAAAAACGTAAAAGTGCTGCCCAGAAAGAATATGATGACAGAGTAGACGAACTGCGTAAAACATACGGTGTGCTTTTACGGGAGGATGAGAAGTACGGGCAAACAAAAATGGACTTGGCCCGCCAGGCTACTGAGGAGCAACGGAAGCAATATGACAAAGATATTTCCAATGCCCAGAAAGCCCACAACGAGAAAATCAAATTACTGGATGCTGAATATGCTGCCCGGTTGAAGATGGTAGACGAGCAGGCAGCGAGAGAGCTTGCCGACTTACAGAGGCAGATTGATGCTATTGATGCCCAGACGGAGGCAGAAGAAAAGGCATTAAAAGAGCAAGAAAGACAACAGCGACTAACTGAATTAGAGGCTGCTGTAGAATCGGCTGAAACGGAAGAAGACAGGATAAAAGCAGTTGAAGCCCTGAAAGATTATCAGGCCCAAGTAGACCGTGAGCGTTTATTGGAGTCTCGTCGAGCACAAAAGGATACCTTACGTGCTGAGATGGATGCCGTTAGAGACGCAGCATCTCAAGAACGGGATAGGTTGCAGGAAGAACTTGAAGAGAAGAAAACCCACGAACAACAGCTTCTTGAGGCAACCACAGCCCGTCTCGAACAAGAAAAGAGTGAGCTTGACGCTGCTCTAGAAGCTGAATTGCTGCGTATCGACAATGAGCGCATAGCTGCCGAGGCAGCAGAGCAATCTAAATTGGCTGCTACATTAACTCGTCTGGAAGAGGAAAAGACGAATCTGGAAAAGCACTATGCTGAGCAATTAGAAGATGCCCAGCTTCATGTGGCAGCCATCAACGCTGCTACAGCTCAATTAAAAGACAGAACAGTAACCATCACCACAGTCCGCCGAGATGTTGATGAAAGCAGTGGTGGCGGAGGACGTTCATCGGGTGGAGGTGCCCTAACGGGTTATCAGCATGGCGGTATCATTACCGAGCCGACTTTATTGACCAGAGTCGGGGAATTAAAGCCATTCGGTATTATGGCAGAGAAAGGGCCCGAACCCATCGGATGGGGCGGTGTGAACATAACTGGAAACAACTTCTATGTCCGCCAGGAATCAGATATAGATAAAATAGCCGATGCCATCGTTGGTAAAATAAGGCTTAGGACAGGACTGAGAATATAATGGCTTGCTTTGTTTATATAGATGGCGTAGAGGTAGATATTCTACGAGGCAGTATCCAAATTGACAAGCGAATAGAGGAACGCTCTACGGCTTCTTTTACAGTGGTGGATAGCCCCGGTACAGCCGATTATGTCAGAGGGATGCCCGTAGAAATCCTGAAGCCCGGATGGTTTCCTCCCTTCCATGAGAAGCTGTTTGCCGGCTTCATAGATACTCCTGGAAGAGCAAGACTAGCTCCAGGTTCAGGACTACTCCATGATATAGTCTGCATGGATAACCATTACCTAGCTGATAAGCGACTGGTGATAAAGTCCTATACCACCCAGACTCTTGGTTACATCGTCAATGATATCTGGGCAGATTATCTCGATGCCGAGGGAATCACGATAGGGGAAGTCCAGACTGGCCCGACTATTAAATCTGCTATCTTCAACTACGTACACGTATCTGATGCCTTCGATGCTCTTAAGGAACTCAGCGGCTATACCTGGTTTATCGATGAGTTCCTGGACTTATACTTTATTGATAGGACTACTAACGCTGCGCCTTGGAATCTGGATGGAGTAACATACAGAGCCGTTAAAGGCAGCGTACACCTCAGTGGCGGCAACCCCTTGTACCGCAATCGCCAGTACGTCAGGGGAGGCAAAGGCACAACTTCACTCCAGACCGAGAACTTCACTGGCGATGGTACTATAAAGTCCTTTACCTTGGGCTATCCACTGGCTCTTGAACCTGACATAGAGGAAGATGCAGCCCCAATGACAGTAGGTATCAAGGGGCTGGAGACCGGTAAGGACTATTACTGGAATAAAGGTGATAATACTGTTACAGCGGATGTCGTACCCGGTGTTGGGGTGGATGTTGAAGTCCAATATTACGGGCAGTATCCGCTGATATCTATGGCCGATGATTATGCTGCTCGGTTGGCGCAACAGGCTATTGAGGGCGGAACTGGCATAGTAGAAGATATAGCCACCGAAGCTCAACACGAAAGCTCAGATGCTATAAATGAATCTGCTCTGGCTAAATTAAAACAGTATTGCCAGGATGCCGAGAAATACATATACCAGACTTATGAAGACGAGCTCGCCCCAGGGCAGATACAAGAAATAACCTATGCCCCATTCGGTTTTACAGCTCATGAAATGCTGATTGAGGCTGTGAGCATCACCGCTAACGGAGATGACATTCGCTACGATATATCCTGTATCACGGGGCCTTCTATGGGTAGTTGGGCGAAATTCTTTGCAAACCTAGTTCAACGGCAGGACAAGCAAATCAAAATCGGAGATAGCTTGCTCCTGGTTCTGATTCAAGCTAAAGAAATTCTGGAAATGACCGAAGTAACTTCTATAGACGAAGATGAATTCGCTGTTTCTGGTAATGTTAATAGGTGGCTAAATTCTGCTCCGATAGATGCTGGCTCTATCTACAATGTTCAGCACGAAAGATTGGAAATGACAGAAGTGGGTTCAGAATCTCATCATGCTACGGAAGACTACAAATGGGATGACGGTTGCAAATGGGATTTCGCTACTTATGGTTAGGAGAAAAGATGGAAGTAAAAGAAAGAAACAAACTAGTTATGTCTGGCAGGGGAATTCTTACTGCTACCAAGAAAGGGACTCGTAAATATGATGAGAAAGGCAATCTGATAGATTCTGGCGAAATAGTAGAGGTAGTAGAAAGTCCTAATATAATATGCAACGAAGGATTAGTTCTTGTTGCTGGATTTACAATAGACGAATCGGTTACTTATGATACTGGGATTACTTATTGCGAAATAGGAACAGGGGATACATCTCCAGCAGCAGGAGATACTACACTTACTACTTATCATGGAAGGAAGGCAGTTACCTCTAAATCGAGGGCTTCTTATGAATTGACAATAGCTACATTCTTTACTGCTGCGGAATCTACAGCGAATATAAAGGAGGCAGGAATGTGGGGAGGAGGAGATGCGGCGGCAGGAGAAGCAACAGGATTGTTATTTTCTCACTTTCTTGTTTCTTTTGATAATAGTGGTGGTAGTTATGACGTTACGATTTCGTACGTATTAACTGTGAGTAGGGGGTAAGAATGGCAATAGCAACAGGACAGGATATATTAGCAGCAGACGTGCTTAAACTTGAATCAAGGGGTATTTACGGGGATGGTTCTGATGGTGATGTAACCATTGCAGGCAATACTACTCTTACCCGTGATATGTATTACGACAACTTGACTGTTAACCATGGTATCGTGCTTAATACTGCTGGTTATAGAGTATTTTGCCGTACTTCTCTTACTAATAATGGCACTATCCAATATACAGCTGTTAATGGTAGTAGCGGTGGAGCAGGTTCGGGAAGTGGGGGAACGAAAAGGGCCGGTATCTATGGTCACGGTGCGGATGGTGGAGATGGTTTAGATGACCCTGATAATGGCAAGGCCGGAGATAGCGCCGAAGTAGGTGGAGATGGTGGAGCTGGTGGTAACGGCCAAGAGACTAATGGTGGAGTTGGGGGTACTGCTGGAACCGTGAGCCCGTGGCTTGATATTATCCAGCCAATTGTAGGCATTAAAAGCTCTTACAGTGTTACCTATGGAATTGTCGCCTGCGGTGGTGGTGGCGGCGGCGGCGGCGGTGG